CCCGGACAAGTTCACACTGGATTTTCGCTGGATGCAGACGGGCAAGCTCAGTGGTTTACAATGGTTTGGAACGGCAGCAGTTGGGGGCCTCGCAAGCCAATCGTTTACACTCCACCAGTCGCAGTCTCACAAGCTCGAAGTGGCCCAAGCGCCAAGGACATAGCGTTCGAGCGTGTCCAAGAAATGATTCAGTCTTCACAGGGTCAGCTTGCTTCAGCGCAAAAGAATTACAACGACACGGTTGCAACGGCAAATCAAGATTACGCCGATTCGATTCTCAGACTACAGACGGAGTTTGACAACAAGCTTGCAGCGATAGTCCAAGGTTCACAAGACAGGTTGCGCAACGCATACCGCTCAGCGGTCGAGGTCGACGTCGGGCGCTTGTTCGACAGCAACGAAGACAAGTCTGTCGATGGACTCATTAGCTCAATGACTGCCAAGCTGGACGCCTCTAAGGGACTGCTGTCTAAGTCTGCCGACCTAGCGTCGCAGGGCTTTACACAAACATTTATAGAGCAGATAGTTTCCGCAGGAGTCGAGACAGGAAACAAGCTTGCAGGTGCAATCCTTGAGTCAACTCCTGAGACACAAGAAAACCTTCGGAACCTATTTGACGCACTAGAAACAGAGTCGGCAACCGGGATGGACTCCTTAGCTGCTGAAATCTACGAGAAGCAAGGTTTGGCGACTGCTGCCTTGGAGCAGCTCTATGCGACCACTCAGAGCGATTTGAGCGACGCACTGATAGAACAACAAGCAACGCTTGCTAAAGCCCTTGAAGGGGCTGCTACAGCCCTATACGACTCTGTTGCGGAAATCAGCACTGAGTTGCAAGAACAAATAGACGATATGGACGGGATGTTCGGTGGACTAGGAAAAACCCTCGACCAGTTCTTGGGGAAGCTGCAAAACGTCAAAGACTTTGCTTTTGATAAGTCTCTTGAAGCTGCGACTAGCAATGGAGGTTCGCTTGGTCAAAACATTATGGATAAAACAGGTCAGGCAATCACTAGCGCAACCGGATTGTTTATTGACGCAGCCAGCGATGTTGACGGAGTTCTCAACTATTTGGACGACAGGATTAGGGCAGCCGAAGGGTACTCTGGGCTAAAGTCAACTAGTGCAGCGCAAAAGGCTTCTTCTCTTAGTATTGCCTCTGGTTTTAGGTCGCAAAGAGACGCACTCGCAGCAGGTGGCGCAGACGCTGCGGTGGGGACTATCATCAACATCAACGTCAAGACGGACAGCTCTCAGTCTCTAGCGATGGTTGGAAAGTCTTTGGGTAACACGCTGACTAAATACGTCACAGGAGGCGGACAAGTTATCGTGAGTCCCGTCTAATGGCAGTCCCAACACCCCTCGTCGAGATTGGGTTCGACCTAACAGACACTGGGCGAGGGCCGTTCTTCGTGCTAGACAATGCAGTCAGAGGCAAGCTGGACAACACTGATTGGCTACTTGGAGGAACGCTTTTCTATGACGTGACCTCAAAGGTTAGAAGCATTTCGATTCAGCGTGGCAAAAACCGACAGCTCGACCAGTTTGACCAAGGTCTTGCGAACGTTGTCTTCAATAACAACGACCGGACTTTTGACCCTGAGTTTCCATCCTCGCCTTACTACGGGCAGATTATCCCTAAGCGCCAAATCCGAATAAGCTCCGGAGGGGTCTTGCAGTTCTTCGGACTGATTGACGACTGGAATCTTTTATACAATCCAGACGGAGACAGCAGCGCCTCGGCAGCTTGCTCAGACGCAACCTCATCTTTTGCGACTCAGTTCTTACCACCAAGAACAAACGAGGTTCAACTTTCAGGGGACAGAATAAAAACAATTCTTTCCTTAGAAGGTATTGACTGGCCTCTCAACCAGCGAGACATTGAAACAGGAGCGATGGAACTTGGGGCAGACGTAATCCCTGAGAACACAAACGCACTTGCATACTTCCGAACAATAGAGAAGTCAGAACCGGGTGCGTTCTTTATCTCAAAGTCAGGCTCAGTCGTATTCCGTGACCGACGAACGCCTGCCGCTTCAGACGGACTTGTTCTGGCAGACGATGGCACTGGGATACCTTACGCAAACATTGTCGTCGAGTATGGCTCGGAAAATCTTCACAATGACATTGCACTGACTTCTGCAATCACAGGCACTCAGGCAATCGCTCAGTCGGCAGATTCGATAAACGACTTCGGAGTCTTTTCGCTGAATCAAACAGGGCTGCTCGTAAACGACGACGCCGTGCTTGTCGAAATGTCAAAGTTCTATGCCAACAAATTCAAGGAGCCAGAATACAGGTTCAACTCAATCGACATAATTCTTGACCAGAGAACGACAGGGCAGCAGGCAGCAGCGCTTGCCCTAGAACTAAACGACGTCATTCAAATCAAGTTTACGCCGAACGGAATTGCTCCGGCTATATCTAAGTATGCAGAAATAATCAGGATTGACCACTCGGTCGACACTGTAAATCACGTCTTGTCACTAGGGTTTGCGACACTCGCCTTTAGCCTGTTTGTCTTGGACGACCCACAGTTTGGTAAGCTAGATAGTGGAAACGCCTTGGCGTTCTAATAAGGAGAAATAATTGCCTAGAAAAGTTTGGACTGCCGGGGATGTTCTCGCAGCAGCGGATGTAAACACCTACCTTGGCGACCAAGTAATTTCAGTCTTTGCAGACGCAGCCGCTAGGGACGCTTCGATTACTTCTCCTGTAGAGGGAATGGTAATTTACCTAGAAGACACGAAAGTATTATCTTTTTACAACGGCTCGGCTTGGGTTCCTGTAGACACAACAGCCAGCGGACTTGCAAGCTTTGTCACAGACGCAACGACTGCCCGAACGCTCACCACCGCTGCCGATTCTGGCAAGACAATCCGCTTTACAAACGCAGGTGCAACAACTGTCACAGTAAATGCAAGCACTGAACTAGCAGTAGGCGCAAGGGTCGATATTATTCAAGACGGCGCAGGCGCAGTCACAGTGACCGCAGACACCGCAACCATCGCAGGCGCAGGGGTATCAACAACAACAGGCAGCTTCACCATAGGAACTCAGTATTCAGCGGCTACACTTTTGTGTGTGGCAACTGATGAGTACCGACTAATCGGCAACATTACGGCGGTCTAAATGAGCTTTATGTTATTAGGGATACTGAACTCCCAAGCGGCAGGTGGCGGACTCACTTATTGGCTTGCCACGCTTGGCGGTGCTGCTGCTGATGAGGGCTATGGAGTAGCAACTGATTCTTCTGGCAAGGTTTACTATGTAGCTAGACAGTCTTCTCAGGGAGGCGGTAGCTATGACTGGTATGTGGCACAATCGGATTCAGCTGGAGCCGTTCAGTGGCAAAGAACTTTAGGCAGCAGCGGTTTTGAAGAAGTTGGAAAAGGTTCACTTACTTTAGACTCTAGTGGTAATTCTTACATAGCTGGCAATGATGCTTCTGGTGCTGAGAGAGTTCCTGCTCTTGCAAAATACAACTCGTCAGGGGTAATTCAGTGGCAACGAAAACTGACAGGCGGCGGCAGCGCTGGCTCTGGCGGCTCTGCAATAGATTCTTCTGGTGACATTTATTTATCTTCAAGAGTTTATGTGTCAGCAATTTACAAAGCATCATTAGCAAAATACAATTCCTCTGGAACCCTACAGTGGCAGCGTGGCACTAATGGAACTGACCAGAGTAGCTTCGATTCCGTAGCAGTTGATTCTTCGGATAATGTTTATGGATTTGGTCGCACCACTGACGCTGGCGCAGGTAGTGATGATTTTCTAATTATTAAATACAACTCATCAGGGACTGTTCAGTGGCAGCGAGTTTTAGGCGGTGCTAGCAGCGAATTTGCTGGCGGCATAGTAATAGATTCTTCGGATAATTTGTATGTCACGGGCTACACAAGTTCCCAAGGTCCCGGCAGTTCAAGTGGTTTTATTGCAAAATACAACTCATCAGGAACCGTTCAGTGGCAAAGAACTTTAGGTAATTCTAGTAGTAACTATTTATATGGGGTTGCACTAGATTCTGAAAATAATGTTTATGTGTCTGGTTACGCCAGTATCTCTAGTAAAAACGACATGGTGTTTGCAAAATACAACTCATCAGGAACTATCCAGTGGCAGCGCCGAATTACCTCAACAGGAACAGATAACGATATTGGTTACGGTATCCACGTTGATTCAGCGGATACTCTTTATGTTATCGGACAAACTAACAACACTGGCGTAGGTAGTGCAGACATACTAATTGCCAAGTTGCCTAGTGACGGCTCTTTGACAGGGACTTATGAGCTAGACGGCGTAAACATGACCTATGGAGCAAGTTCGCTTACTGCCGCCACAGCTACACTTACCGCAGCTACAAGTTCAATCGCTCTTGAAACTTCGAGCTACACTTCTGCAACCGCTACTATGACTGACGCAGCAGCGTCATTCACTTCTCACCTAGTTGAAATCCCAGCGTAAGGAAAACAAATGCTATATATAAACTCAAAAAACGAATACCCAAGACACATTGGAGATGTTCAACTAGCCAAGCCAAGCTTCAAAGACGGCGATACTCTGCCTACGGGTTGGGTCAAGGTCGAAGAATCAGAGCGACCAACGGCAGGAACCGACAAGGTGACAGTCGAAAGCTTCCCAGAGGAAATTGACGGCGTTATGACTCAGAGCTGGACAGTTCGCAAAATGACAGCAGACGAATTAGCGCGCAGAGATGCACCTGCTAACGCAAAGGCAAAGCTGATTGAGCTAGGTCTAACCGAGGCAGAAGTATCCGCACTAGTGCAAGGGTTGGTTCGATAATGCCAGTAACATCAACAGGCGTATCAGTAGGCACTTCAATAACCGCAGTATCAGGTCCGTTCATTTCTAGCAAGGTTGTTTACTTACAGTCCGGAACCGAAGGCGCTGCAACTTATGTCGGCGGTTCAAACGTGTCGGCTGCCAACGGAATACTGCTAAGCGAAACTAACAACGCTGTTTTTCAGACAAACGCAGATGATACTCTTTACTGCATCTCTGATACTGTCGGCGCTGTTGTCAAGGTAGTAGAAGTCAAATAGCTAATGGCAGAAGAAGGCACATCCGTACGCATTACTAACGTCCAAGTTTACGAAAAGCTTATGGAAGTTAATGAGAATCAAATTGAGATGTTTGCCGAGCTTCGTGGCTTAAAGTATCTACCTGAAAAGGTTGCCAATATGGAAACTCGTTTAGCAAAGGTTGAGCTTATCGCTCGCCTTGTTTACGGCGTCTACGGCGCAACACTGGGAGCAGTGGCAGTCGGGTTAGTGAGCCTTCTTCGTGGGTAAGAAATACGAGCCAAGGAAATCAAAGTGAGACGCTTCTCTGACAGGACAGCCGATTGGCGTTTAGTGTATGACGCTAAATACATAACCTCGCACTATGGCGAGATGAGCAACTTTAGAAAAGCAAACGGTATGCAACCACACTCCGGGACTGATTGGGCAAGACGGCGAGGCACACGCATACCAGCTATTGCCCAAGGCACGATTCGGTTGATTCAGTTCTCAGAAGTCTTAGGCTGGGTTGTCGTGCAAACGGCGATGGATAAAGACGGCGTTGTCTGGTATTTGGGTTACTGCCATATGGATGCTAAGCCAGGCTATTCAGTCGGGCAGAAGCTTCGCAAGGGTCAGACCGTTGGAGTGCTTGGCAACACAGGGCAATCGTCAGGCCCTCACGTCCACGTCACAGCCTCAAGGACACTTAAGGGCGTGTTCGGTGTCACCTCAGACAAGGTAGACGTCTACAAGCTCATACTGGCAAACCTTAAGCGATTGGCAAGAGAGGTTTGCGAATGTTGCAAAAGACCCTTGTGAAAATGTTTGACGGTGTGTTCTTTTTGAAGGACGAGCCAGAGTCTGCAACTGGTGCAAGCTGGAAGTTCCGTCGCAAGCTAATCTTCGGTTCTTACCGACTTGGCTTTGCAATGATAATCTTCGGTTCTCTAACTTTCCTTGTTGACCAGTGGGGAGTTGGAGTCACTTTGATAACAGGCGGCGTATCGCTTATCTCAATTATTACGACGGCGTACACTGTTAGCGCATCGTGGCAAGACGGAAAAAACAACAATCAAGATTGGACTAATGGAGATGTTTAGTAAAGAATTTATCAACAGCGCAGGAGAACGAGCAGTCAAAACTTTTGCGCAGGCAGGGCTTGCTTTTCTTGGAGGAGGAACCGTCGGACTGTTTGCGGTCGACTGGGTTGGCTTTTTTAGCATCGCATTAGGCTCGGCTTTGCTATCTGTCTTGACCTCAATCATCACAAAGAAGTCACTCTAAGCCACTTTTTTTGGCGGTTTATCGAACACTTGTTCGCACGCACTCCTGCTGGGCAAGACCCATCAAATCGCTCAGGTGCGACTTTCGTGCTAGTCAAGGCGTGGTTGTGGCTGATATAGGGGTAGCGTCTGTTAGATAGCCTGCTAGGGCTGTCTCTGTATGTCCTTGTGTTTAGTTGTTGCAAGGTGTTATCGAACACTTGTTCTAACTAATTATGTAGCTTTTTTAGGGTAATTTTTCGGCGCTCGCTGTAGATTAGACCTGCCCAAATTCCGTGTCGTTCGTTCGCTGCCAAGGTGTAAGCCAAGCACTCTGCTTTGACTAGACAGACTCCGCAAAGACGTTTGGCTTCGACTGTAATTGGAAGCGCTGGCCCTTGCTCAGGAAACCAAATGTCGGGGTCAAGTTTTTGGCAAGAGGGAATTGTCGGCAAGTCAAGAATTGCAAGACGCAGGTTGTTGTGTTCTTTAGCAGCCCTCACTTTTTTTGCCAACCTTTAGGAGCTAGCTTCCTTCGTTCTTTGTAGGTAAGCCCTCCCCAAATTCCGTGAACCTCGTTGGCAATAATGGCATACTCAAGGCACTCGTTTCTAACAGGGCAAGCTTTGCAAAACATTTTTGCAACCCTGTAATCGTGAACGCCTGTTTCATTATCAGAGAACCAAATCTCAGGGTCAGTTGTCTGGCAAGGTGGTATTGCAGGAGCGTTTGCGATTGCAAGTTTTAGCTTTTCGTAAGCCTGAAAGTTAGTCATAAGCAAAGAGTAACCATTGCCCAGAGCCAAAGCAAATCGCAAAGAGTGCTAGTATTGTGACTACAAGGCCGCATAGTCCAATGGTAGAGACAGCCCTAATACGGGTTGAAGTCTAGGTTCGATTCCTAGTGCGACCCCTAAGCAAAATATTAACACCGCACTGTCTCTTGAGCAATCAGGAGGTGGTGCGGTTGTCTTTTTAACGGTCTTGCGGTGAAGTTGCTCCCCAAATCCCATAGCGTTGATGCGTCTCCATTGCGTAAGTAAAACACTCGTCGACCATCGGGCAAGCCTTGCAGATTGCCTTAGCAGTTTTGGTGGCAACTGCCCTAGCTTCTGGGTCGCTTATGTCCTCCGGGAAGAAAACGTTTGGAAGCTTCTGGCAATCGGGGTCGTGCAAATTGACCAGCTTTAGAAATCTCATATAAGGACTTGAAAGGTGTCCGTGCTTTGACATAGAATCAGCCTAACCAACAAAGGAGATAAATGGAACTGCACACACCAAAGCAATTCAACAACGCAAGTCTAGTCGGGGTCTTCAATCCGGGCAGCGATGAGTGGCACGCAGCACGAGCCAAGGGATTAGGCGGAAGCGAGATTGGCGTAGCAATGGGACTTAGCCCTTGGCAAAGCGCTTACTATTTATGGGCGGTTAAGACAGGACAAATAGAAGCACGTCCTGTTTGGAATTGGGCGATTAGATTCGGGCAAAAGTTCGAGCAACCAATAATGGAACTCTTGCAAGAGGAACATCCAGACTGGGAAATCTATTCCACTGGAACCTACTCAAACAACGAGCGACCTTTTATGCACGCCAATCCCGACGGACTAGCTAAGGTCAACGGCGAGTGGGTCATTCTCGAGGTCAAGACTTCTCGCAACTACTGGCACGAAGTCCCACCGACTTACATCCAGCAGGTGAGGTTCTATATGTCCGTAATGGGAATCAAGCGAGCGGTCATTGTTGGCGTGGTCAATATGGCTTGGGTTGAACATTGGGTCGAGTGGGACGACTTCGAGCAAGATGTTTTGACTGACCAAGCTGCAAGATTCTGGCAGCACGTCACCGAAGGAACCGCTCCGGACTGGGACGGCTCAGCTTCTACTTACGAGGCAGTCAGACAAATGCACCCCGACATAAACGACGAGGAGGTCGAGGTCGATGGCATCCACAATCTAGCCCTAGCCCAACAATCTTTTGACGAAGCCGAGTCAGAGTTCTTCAAGCAAAAGTCACAAGTCCTAACGGTTATGGGCAAAGCTAAGCACGCTTACTTCGAACACGAGGGCAAAAAAATTCGTGTAGCCTCTAGGCAAGCTCGCAACGGCGGACGACCTTACCTAGTAGTAAACAAGAAGGGGAAGTAATGAACGTTTTTTTAGGCGACACGGTGACTATCGCTAGGGATGAGACTTATGTCACGGGCGCAGTGTCGGGCGTCGTACTGGACAAGAACAAACTGCTAGAACGGATTTACATTGAGGGACTAACTGCTCCTTTTTGGATGGCAGACAACTGGAAATTTATTGACAACGAAGAAGAAAATGAGGACGAAGAATAATGGCTAA